ATGAGAGCAGAATTGCGAGAAATTATGGTTTATCAAAGTCCACCAGAGTTAGGTGCATTGTGGACAGAAGTGGAAGCGATGATGGGAGTAGTAGGTAAAGAGCAAGCAGTAGCAATTGGAATAGAAATGCGCGAAAATGCTATAGTTGCTAAAGCAAGACGTGCACGAATAAAAAAGCTTAAATATAAAGTATATTGTTGGAGTATAACAACAATATCTATACTTTATATTTGTTGGTTAATTTGGGCTATCGTACAAATTCGTATTGATGCGAAACCGGAACTTGGAAGATGTTTAATACCCAAGGGCTCCCCTGGGTATATTTGGTATAACAATCTAAAATGGATTGATTGTGAAATTAAAACTGGTCAGAATTCTTCGCAGTTACAATCTGAATACCTGATCCAAACAACGCATTATATTGATTCAGAACGTCATCTGCTAGTTCAGCCTCCCACATTACATGACAAGAATCAATCTCAATTTCATGATCTTTAGTATATGCAGCGTATGGAACTAATGCCATTGAATGTTGATCTGGTGATGATTTAGATCCTATCAACATAATTGCACAAGGCTTCTTCATAGTAATAATAGAACCTTCTGGGCTTTTAGTAATTTGACCTACAACTTCTTCACCCGATATAAATTTTAATATCTTAACCATAATTTCCCTTTAAGTATTTGAGTGGGCCGAAGCCCACTCTTTTTAATTGCTGAAGTTTTCTCTAGCCATGCGTTGATTATACTGCATGGTTAATCGCTCTACATCTGCACCATCTTTTGGATTATGTAGAATAATATAATTTTCTAATTCTGTTGCATAACTATGTTCAAAGATCCCTTTGACCCAACCTAGGAGATCATTTACCATTTACTTCCTCCAACAAAAGTTCTTTCTTGCCTTTCGTTGGAATTACGACACCTGTATCTTTTACTTCAATTTTCTTTGGTTTCTTATGCTCGGGAATAATTCTTTCCAAGGCAATTTGAAGCATACCATTAAATAACTCTGCACCTTTAATTTCAATTTGATCGTTTAATGCAAAAGTACGAGTAAAGTTGCGACCAGCGATTCCTTTAAACAGATAATCTGAATTAGTATCATCTGAGGTATTACCTTTAACAATTAATTTATCATCAGCAAATTCAATCTCAATATCCTGTTTTGCGAAACCTGCAACCGCCAATTCAATTGTATAGTTGTTGTCGCCAGTTTTCTTAATATTGTATGGAGGATAATTTGGAATATTTTTTGTGATGTCATCATGTATTTTAGATAGGCGATTAAATTGGTCTTCAAAGCCTACAAATACTTTATCAAAATCTTTTCCGAAAAAAGTAGGTATAAAAGTCATTTCTTTCTCCTTATTTAGTATCAGTTTTAGAACTAAGGAATGCTTTGTAGGAAGTATTAATAACCGCCTCAGCAAAATCCCAGTTTGTTTTTGCAATCTGTCTTGCAAAAGAACCCTGTGATTCTACGAATTGTTCGAGTGGTTTCCTTACGGAGTCTTCCTTGACAAAGGTAGTGAGAAAAGCCTTTTTAGAATTTTGAATGGCGTCTATAGCCATGTTTGCGTATACTAACATATATGCTCCTTGATTAAGCGAGGTTAAAAAACTATTATTACGTTCCTCGAAATATCCTTCGAGGTCTAAGAAGTTGCTATCCATAAGGCATAGCCTTTCTTATTTAATGGTAGTTTTAACTGGGCCTACCAACCAGTTCCCATCCCGAGTGGGATTAGCGGTTTGCTACGTACATGGTGATTTCGAATCCGAAACGCATGTCAGTTGCTTCTGGTTTAGTCCACATAATGGTCTCCTTAAAGTTACTAAAAACGATCAGTTCATTGGAGAGCGATTGCAAGTCCAATTTGAGATCACTACTAATTTATAAAATTATTTATATGTATTGCCTAATTTTTTCTTACCTATATTATACTTAGTTTCAAGTTTCCATTCATCTTTCTCTTTATGAGAGATAACTTTAATTTGAGACAAAGGAGCATAATTTGTAAAACGATCAGAATTAATAATTTTAACTAATCCCCAATCTACTAATAATTTAGCAATAGTGTTTCTTCTTTGCAAATCGTTATCTGAAAGATCTGCAGTTTTCCCATCTAAGGCAAATAATTCTTTAAAATGCACAATAAAATATCTACCCTGTTTATGTAAAATATGACAGGACTGATACAATGTTTTGTCTTTTCTTGAAGCGACACCTATACGTGTCAGGGTTTCTCTGACCTTTAAAAAATCATCGGGTTCAGATAAGATCACTTCCAAAGGGTTATATCCCGGGAAGTCAATTGAAATAATATCAGTACTCATTCTTGCCGCCCTTTTTTATTCTTCTTCTTATTTCGTCAATGTTCGAATCAGATAGAAGCGGCAGAATTTGTTTGGCTTTCTCTGTGCTATAGCCATAGTATTCTTTTATTGCTTCCAAATCATCGACCTTCTCAGCCTTAATCCATTTATTGAATCTTTTTCTAGGCCTAATAATATTTATGAGGAAATGAAACTGAAGAATTTTGCCCAAATGAGGACGGGAATTCATTTCGTTTGCGGGGATTACTGTATCATGACCATACGAAAGTCCCTTGTTTATTAGAAAGGGATTATACTGTTTCTCGGACCATTCGTCAACAATTAGTTTTTCTTTAGTATAATGAATGGCATTTATGAAATCAAAGGGCGAGATAGCAGGCGCCTTGTATGGTTCCTCAACTATCGTAGCAACAGGTTCGCCAAACAAATTAGAACTCATAGATCAACCCATTGCATAGCAACATATTCTGCATTGGGCAAGGTATCTGAGAATACTTCTTTTGAGGTTTCAAAATAAGAGTCGAACATAGTAACACGATAACCTGTACCTCTTTCTAGAATCATTGCTGTTTTTTGACCATCTATAGATTTATATTCACTAACCAATTTAGAAATAGACATAATGCCTCACTTAAATTCAACAGCAGCCATAATCTCTGTTAGACATGCTACAAGATTAATTTCTTGATCTGCGCAAAAAGCAGACTTATACTGATAATCTGCAAGCAATAGAACTAGTTGAGGAACTTGTACAACCTCATCACAAAGGCTATCATATAGTTTTCTAAAAATTGTATGAGGGTCATTGTCAATATTATTGACTACCCAGGTACGCATCTTTTTCCAATCTTTATCTTTTAAAGATGAAACCAGTTCATTAAAACTAATCTCATTTAAATTAACAAAGATGCCCTCATCTATTTTACCTGCAGAACTATATCGTTGCAGTTCATTTAAAACTCTTCGATAATCCGGAAAATGCTTTTCAATTACCTTGGCAACAACCTTTCCGTCTGCTTCAATTTTTTCTATTGCTAAAATTTCAGTAACACGCTTGAAGAATGCTGCGGCAATTTTAGGTTTATCTGCTTTAGGTAATTTAAATTCAATTACTGCTGTTCTTGAATGAAGAGGCGGGATAACTCTATTCTTAAAGTTACAAGTAAGAATAAATCTACAATTAGATGAAAATTCTTCTATGAACGCTCTAAGAGCAGGTTGTGTAGAATTTGGATTTAGATAATCTGCCTCATCCAATATAACTACCTTAACTTTTCCTGTAAAGGAAACCGATGATGCAAATTGTTTAATTTTTGTACGAAGTACATCAATACCTGATTCTTCTGATCCATTAATTATAATGTAATCAGTTTCAAGTTCTTCACACAAGGCACGGGCAACTGTTGTCTTGCCCATACCCGCACCACCGCATAATAACATATTTTGAATCTCACCTTTGGTGAGCATTTCCTGAAAAATCTTTTTCTGATTCGCAGGAAGAATACAATCTTCTAATTTCCTTGGGCGATACTTCTCAACCCAAAGAAATTCATCTTCACGATAGTCCATAATAAATCCATTTTATTAAATTGTGGAAACAGGTTCCATTGCAATAAAATACTCAATTGGTTTGGTATCATTTTTAAAGAGGAATGCTTTCTTCTTAGATACCGTCACAGTATAATCATCGGGGACAATTTTAAAATTTTCTACAGCCATAACACATTGGAATTCTAAATCAGATTCACCTATGGTTTTACGATAGCTATTTGCAGTATCATTCTTAATATCGCCAACTGAAAGAACAACTTTACCATTCTTAGCCGACAAATAAATTGCTGGCGCACCAGTAATCGCTGCAGCTTTCATAAAAGTATTTACGTCTTCTGAGGACAATTTAAACTGATAATGATTATCTAATTCAATGTTCTTTTCAGGCGCTGCGACGATTACATTAGATGCAGCATAAAAGTATTCAAACTTACCCGCACCTTTTGAAATTGTTAAACTATTCTCACCGAATTCAATATCTTGATTTTCCATCATAGTCAATAATGCCAACAAAGAATTTAAATCATAGATAGCAACCTCTTGTGGGAAGTCCTCTTTTACTTCTGCTTTCGCAAAAATATTCTTAGCTGTGCTAATTGTCGATAATGTCTTACCCTTTCTAATCATAAGATTAGAATTGATTGAGGCAAAGTTCTTTAGAACTTGAATTGTTTCATTACTAATTTGCATTATTTAGTCTCCTTGGTTTCAATGTCATGCACATATAACAGCATCAATGCATAGTGTAACACCTTTAGTAGGTCTTGTCTATTCCTTCCGGCTTTCTTTCCGTATCTTTGGACATATTTCATTACATTGCCTGCAGTAAATCCTACCCCATGACCATTATCAACAATAAACTCTGTTGCTTGATATTTGTTCATAGAATAGTGTTGACCATAGGTGGCATCAATGTATTCTTTAAACTCTTCTAAAAGTTTTCCTTCATTATATTTGTATTCAATTGTTTCATTTTTCATAATTTTTATGATGCTCCATCATTCTATTATTCCAATACTCTAAAGTCACTACATCACGATTCAATTGTTTCGGTGCTTCTTTAATTACTTCCTTACATTCGTCCCAATCCTCAATTATAATGCCGCCCATTTCTTCATACAATGGATCCAAATCCGAAGTTAAAACAATAGGCACACTGCCCATCAAAATTGATTCTACAAATCTATGGGAATCTAAAGCATTACCTCTTGGGCATGCTGAATACTTTGATACTGCTAAAACAGTTAAAAAGTCTTGATATGAAATTTTATCAGCTAGATTTAAAATACCTTTACCGGATAAATCATAAAGATCAGTTCTACTTCCATGCGTAACTGAAAAAGGAGTTACTACCAAAGGTATAATTTTTACTTCAGGTAAATCAACATATTCAGTAAATGAATTAGGTCTTTGATTTCCTAGTTCAGTAAATCCCATAGGTAACTGTAAAAAGCGATCATCAACCTTTGGGAAATTATGCCCAGTCCATGTTGCCATTTTAGTTTGTGTTAATATAAACTCTATGACATCGGGATGTATCTGTACATCTGCATTACCTGTTATTAAATGAAATGGTACTTTAATATCAGTTAGGGGCGTCAAATACTGAATTATAAGATCAGCATTTAAGAAAATTTTCTCATAAGGTTTAACATCTTTTACAATTATACCAGTTGGTTTTTTATGAGTAACAGTAACTCCCCATCCATCATAATATTCTTTTGGATGATCTAAAATATAATCAGCTAACCCAGGAAGGCTATTATACCTAACGTAGTTAAACTCTTTATCTTCTAAATAATATTTTTCCATATTAATATCTAGATTTTCTTTCAACAATAATTGCAGGTCTTCCGCTGTATCTTGCCTTCTTATATGCTTCCTCAAAATCATTTCCTGTTACAGGATCATATACTGGAATACTAACAGCAGCTCTAAACATATTAGTAAAATCTTGTGTATGTGTAATGCCTGAATAGAAAGGACCTGCATCTGCAGTAACTGCTCGAACAATTACCGGAACCTTATATTCACCGTGAGAAATTCTTTCAATCTTATCAATATGATTTACAATCGCATCCATTGCAACTAAAATGAAATCATGTCGTTCAATATATAGAACAGGTTTAAATCCTTCGAAGCTCATACCAATACAAAGACCAGCCATAAGATTCTCAGCAACAGGCGTTTCTAGCTTTTGATCATCGGGGACATTTTTTAAGGTCCCCATTGCATTGCCACCTGGCGCTTTGTTGACATTGTAGCCAACAAAGATTGTTCCCTCTTCTCCTAATTCTGTCATAACCTTTGTTGCTGTTTCTTTATAACTTAGATTAGATAACTCAAAATTAGGATATGTTACTTCAGGTAGTTTAGGAAAATAATCATCATCTGTTTTCTTAACAGCTTTAGATAAATCAATCATGCCAGGTTTTCTTGCATGAGGATATGTAATATCATAATAATACTTTATTACTGAAGGAGAATCCCATTGGTAATCTGCAGCCTTGCCCCAACGTTCTTCATTACTTGCCTCAACTGATCTATTATTGTTCTCAATAACAAACTTGCAAGGCAAATCCCAACCATCTACATATCTGATTGCTTCGTACGTATGACCGTTATCTTCTGTGCCATCACCAATAAAGCACCAGACTTTTTGGTCTGAACCTTTACGTTTTAATGCCCATGCTATACCTGCAGCAATAGCAGGTGTACCGCCAATAATTGCAGAACAGAAAAAGTTTCTTTCACGATCATAGATAAACATACTACGACCATTTAAAATTCTATCCTCAACTACTTCCGGAGGAATGCCATGTAACAAGGCATGGTAGTGGCTTCTATGATTTGAAATAACATAGTCGCCTTCTTTAATATCTTTAAAGATATCTATAAGTTGTTTTTCATTGCCGCCTGATAAATGAAACAGGAAAGGCAACTTATTGTCCATATATAAATCACCGATTCTATCCTCAAAGGCAACTAGTTCTTCAGGGGTCCAGGTCTTTCTCATCATGCACCTTCTTCAAAGTTAATAATAATTCTACCAGCCTCTCCATTTCTCATCATTGAGAAGCCATTGTTAATTTCTTCTA